CTATTGAAGCCACGGCAGATGTGGTCAAAGCATTAAATGAGGCTACGGAAGACGTTACGCTGGTGATTAACTCTCCCGGAGGCAGCGTACTTGAAGGGCTGCAGGTGGTTAATGCAATCAGGAATTGTAAACAGAAAGTAACGGCTAAAGTAGAAGTTATGGCGTGTTCTATGGGCGGGGTTATTGCGTTGGCATGTAATCAGCTGATTATGCATAAAGACGACCTGCTCATGCTGCACAATTGCATGTCTTACGCAGAGGGCAATAAAGAAGAGATGGCGAATGTAATTGAGTCTATGAAAGCTATCGATGCCGTTTTACATAGTATCGTGATGGAGCACGCTAAAGATAAAACATTGGACGCCAGGATTGACAACGGCGAAGTATGGCTTACCGGAGAGCAGGCAGCAGAAATGTTTGACCATGTGATTATTGAAGACGCTGCTAAAAGGCCCGATATGGTAGCCGTAGCGGGTTTTGCGGGAGTAATACATAAATTGCAGGATCTTGAAGCTGAAAAAAAGGAAGCTGAGCGCAAAGCAAATTACAAAGTTCCCGAAGACTTGCAGGCTCTGCTTGACACGGCAGATAAGTTGGAGTAACGGCTATGCTGGATAAATTTAAAGCTTTTTTCCGCGGCGGCGTATACAAAAGCACAAAAAAGAATTTCTATCCGATCGGCACGGGGCGTCGCGTCATGGTTGACGCGGCGGGAGATGTTATCTTTGCTACTTGCATCGAGATTCTTGCTAAAAACATCGGGCAGATCCAGTGGGGTCTGTACGACCCGGGCGGGAATACTCCCGCAGTTTTCGGCCCGCGTTATGAACGGGCGCTTAACGTGGAGCCGTACGACGGCATAAATGCATATGAGTTTTGGCGTTGGATAGAAATACAGCGAAACACCTATGGAAATGCTTATGCATACATTCAGTGCGGCAAATCGGGCGTAGTAGAAAAGTTAATTCCGTTGGACGCGGCAAGTATTAAAGTGTATTGGGATAACGCGGACATACTGCAAGGACCACGGAAGATGGTATATGAGTACTATGATACACAATCCGGGCACCGCTTTACTATTTTACCTGAAGAAATTTTGCATTTTAAAGCTTTTAGCATTAACGGACTTGTTGGTCGAAGAGCTATTGATGTGTTGATGAATGCACTGAAAGGCTCGGCGGAATCGGAAAGCGCAATGCGCAGTGCCGTGATAAACGGTTTTTCCGGGACAATTGTGTTGTCATATACATCTGATTTGAGCGCGTCAAAGCAGAAAGAACTGCAAAATCAAGTTCGAGAGCTTCTGTCGGACAGCAATAATACAATATTGCCGTTGCCGGCGGGAATGACGGCGACGAATATCTCGAACGCGATTAAAGATTATTACGAATCTTTGCAGCAGACTTCCGCACAAAAGATTTCGTCATTCTTCGGCATACCGCTTGCGATGCTTAATGTGGGTGGCGGCGCTGGGATGGCTACGTTTTCAACTAATCAAATGGCGCAGTTCTTCAATCAAACGATGATTCCGATTATTACGCAGTATGCAGCAGAGTTTCGGCTTAAGCTGCTTGACCGGGCAGACCAAACGAAAGGATATCGATTCCTTAGTGCGGGCGATGTCTTTGATACATTGGACGCCCAAAGTAAAGCAAGCGTTCTCGCAGCTTACACCGGGGCGGGAATATTGACACCTAATGAGGCCCGACGGTCTCTGAGATATCCGGCGATAGACGCGCCCGGGGCAGATATGCTCACGCAGCGCGGCGGGACCGGGGCTTTAGGAGACAGCGGCGGTGACGAAGGTGGAAATCCCAGAAGAAAGGAGGGAGGGTAATGATTTTTGATAATTTCGAAAGCATAGAAATCAGCGGAAAGACATACCGTTTAAAACTGACTAATAAAGGCACATATGAAGCTGAAACAAAGTTACGGCATGAGTCCTTGATGAAATTTTTACAGTCAGTTAAAGAGCAGGCGGCTCCGCTGCACGATGTACTTGTGCTGTTTACTCAAGCTCTTATTGACGGCAACGACGGTATGACACACGAAGACGCGGAATGCTTGTATTATGAAGCGATACCGCAGTATTCACCAGCATTGCTGATGGCTTACGCGTTATCGGCACTGATTAAATCGGGCACGGTAGCCGATCCAAAAAAAGTCGAGGCGGCATTGCCGAAGCCGGAACAGATGAGAGAACTGATGAAAAAAGCAGGCAAAGCGTAAGGCCGACGGGATACCGAACGTTTCGGGATATGTTGGAAGTGCTTGAGGTTATTGCACTTGGTGAGCTCAACCTGACTCCAGAGCAATTCGGAAAGTATACTGTTTCGGAAATCGACGCCATGTTTGACGGGTATTTGCGGCGTTACGATGCGCTGGAAGATTTAATGATCATTAACTGTGCGCTGCCAACATACCGAGGCGCCTACGGTCGAAAAGCGCCGACATATAAGAAATTGACGAAACATCGGCGAAAACGAAACGGACCTGTTCCGAAAATGGATGAGAAAGAAGAAGCTTACTGGCGCAGTATTTTATAAGAAAGGTGTGGTTAAATGCTGAAAAGCATAGAGATGAAGCGCGATATTGACGCGTTGAAAAATGAAATCAAGGCTTTTATCGAAAAGAAAGAGTTGGTACCTCCGGAAAAGCAGAAAGAATTGGAAGATAAGATTACTGCTTACTTGGAGCAGAAAGAATTGGAAGCCGAAGTAAAAAAGAAAATTTATTTTAAAGGAGAAAACAAGATGGATAAAAAAAGATTTAATGCAGCACTTAAAAATTTCTTGCTGGGACGCGCGGTAACCGATACCGAATATGCGACTTATTTTGAAGCCAAAGCAGCAGGGCAGAATGGTGCGGTTGCTGCCGATGGGGGCGTCCTTATCCCGGAAGAGCTGCTGTCTCTGCGGGAAAATAATGGAGTCGGTGTGGATCTCCGTACTATCACGACCACTATCCCGGTAACGACTCGTGCGGGAACGGTACCGTGTATCGATTATGGACAGGATATTGAGCTGACCGATTTTGAAGAAAATAATGAAATCGCGCAGAAAAAGGGCGTATTTAGCAGTGTCAAATATACTCTTGCGTCTAAAGGTGCTATTATTCCGGTCTCCCGTGAGTTATTGCAGGATGCAGATTCTGATGTACTGGCTATCATCGGTAAGCTATTTAACCGGGTATATGGCACTACTGTGAATAAAGACATCTGTGCTAAGGTACTCGCAGTTGCGAAAGAAACTAAAATTGCTGCGATGAATACTGTGGTTACCATTGACACAGTAAAACAGGCTGTAATCGGACTTCCGCTGGACGCAGGAGCCGGGGCATCTGTTATTATGAATCAGGCTACTTGGGCGGGCCTTGCACTCGCGAAAGATAAACAGGATAGATACCTGCTTTCTCGTGATGCGAACGGTGCCGCGGTAAAAGAAATTGAGGGGCGGCCGATTATTGTTGTTGAAGTCAGCAATCTTGCGGACAACACAATTCTTGTCGGCGATTTCTCCGCTCTGTACCACATTGCGTATCCGTCTCTCGAAGTAGTGGCATCCGAAATAGCGGGCTTTACGAAGAACTCCGTTTTCGTTCGTGCAGTATGCCGCTTTACGGATATCTCTGTTTACGACAAAGCATTTGTAAAGATTACAAAGAATCCGTAAGGGGTGCTTTGTGTTTAAGCGAAACCCGGGCCGGTTTTGTCATCGGATTACGCTGCTTAAGCCGTCCGCGCCGGTCCGTGACGAACTGGGCGGCTTAAGCGAAACTACGTACGTTCCGGTAGTTACGTTGTCTGCTATGTGCGAACAGCGTAACCAGAGCCGGCAGCAGATCGTAGGTGATTACGTCACTGTGGATACCCGGTATTTTGTTATTCGAGATGTCCGGGGTATGAGCGCAGTAAAAGGGCTGGATACATCGTGGAGACTGTCATATAGGGATTTTATCTATCTCGTTAATGACATATTGCTGCTTGATGAAAGCAGGCCGTATTTCCTGCAGATTACTGCGACGGCCATTAACGGTGGAGGTGGACTGATATGAAGTATAAATCTCCGTTTTATCCCGTAACAAAAGCGTTTTATGCAGTGACAAAAAACAGTCCGATAGGTTTGGACTGGTTCGACAGCGCAGTGCCGATTACCGAAGTGGAAGAATATTTCAGAAAGCAAAAAGAGTTTGCTTACGGTATTTTAGGCGCCAGCGACGCGGATTGCACCGCTACGGCGCCTGATATGGCGTCGTGGAATATGTCTCTGCAGCTGGAGATCTACAGTAACTATAAAGGCCGCAAAGTGATTGCAGAAAAGCTTGAAGCGCTGCTGAACTATTTAAGCGGCGACACGGGCTGGGATGCACTGCAAAAAGAGCTGTACGCAGACGGATACCAGCTTATCAGCATTAAAGTAGGCTCGCTGCGGACGAATCTACCGGTATACGGTGATACTGGCGTATGGCAGAACGGCGGAACTACTCTTATTTTTAGAATTGATCAAATAGCATGAGGTGAAAAATGGCTGTAACTATCGCAAAAGAAAAATACCCGGCATTTATCGGGGAAGTCGGGGTTTCCGGCAAACGAATTATCTTGTACATCAATTATGGTACGGGAGCGTCCGAAGCAAGCCCGAAATGGATTAAATTGGGCGGATTGACGTCGAATACGCACTCCGTGTCTGCAGAAGTCAAGACTGCGCAAACAAAGGATACCGGTTACTGGGCTGACGGCGTCGTGACTTCAAAGACTCACGAGCTGGACGCAGAAGTTGTTATGCGTCGAGACAACGAGGCACAGAAAGTCATCGAAGAGTTCTTGTACGATGACGCAATTACCGCCGAAAAAGGCGCTCTGCAGTTTGCTATTGTCGACTTGGATACTAAGGAATACGTTGTCGGTAAGTATGTGCCGACATCATGGGAAAAGACGGCAGACGGGGAAGACGTTGTGTCTTACTCACTGAAAGCAACGGGAGTCGGCGCTCCGGTCAAGAAAACAGGTTTTACTGAACCGGCAGCTGCACTCGGGCATTAATTTAAAAGGAGTAGAGCGGTTTACTCGATAAACCGCTCTATTATTTTTATTATGACTCTTGAAGAACTGCAGAAAAAAATAGAAGACTATACCCGGCGGGGGTTTATCGCGGATGTTGCCGCGGCGTGCAAGCACGCAAAGTATGCAACAACCGATTATATAAAAAGAACACATCCGAAAATTGCTTTTTCCGGCAAAAATCTTATAACCGCGCCTGACGGTACATCAGAGATTATTCCGAGCCACTACGCCGTCGAAGTTGATAACATAACGGCTACTATTTATGCTAATTATTTCGCGCGGTGGTATAACACAGGGGCACATGGCGGATATATCCGCGGAAGAGGCCCGAGACAGGGCGTGAAAGCCACTAAATATCCGGCGAGAGGGGATTATTTTGGTCGGAATAAAGCAGCTATAGAGACTTACTTTGCGAGTCAAGTAGATGCGTATTTAGAGACGCATATTAAATTATAAATTTGAAATCAACAGTGCCTTAGCCGGCGCTTTTTAAATAGAAGGAAGTGCTTGAATGGCAGACGCGAAGATCGTTATAAAGACAGCTACTGACGACAAAGGGCTGAAAAGATTAAAAGCGGCGTTCGCAGAAGGCTCGCAGAAAGCAGCAGAACTCAAACAGCAACTCAAAGATTTAAATAAGACGACTCGCAACGGCACAAAAGCGACGACTGAACAGAGGCAAGCATTAAAAGATCTCAGGATGGCGCTGCACAGTCAAAAAGAAGCGAACGCTGCATACTCGCGTGCTATTAAAGATACTACAAAAAGTATAGAAGCCGCCAGCCAGAAGTCGAAAGAGGCTGCGGGGGGATTTAAGCAATTACTTTCGTCGTTCCGCGGCGGGTCTACGGCGACTACAGCATTCTCTGTCGCGCTCGGCAACGCATTAGTTAGTGCGCTATCAGCGGTTGTCGATATAGCGAAAGACGCGGCCATGCATATAGTAAGTGTCGGCTTGGCTGCGCAGCAAACGACGGCGCAGCTGGGCGCTATAAAAAATAACATAAACAGCGGAAAAGAGACATATCGCATATTTAATGATCTCGAGCGCGACCTGAATTACGACTCAGCGGCTGTACAAGAAATGGGCATACAGCTCCTCGCAATGGGCTATACGGCACAAGAGTCGGCGGATATGATCCGTCTATGTGCTGATGCGGCCGCGGGGCTCGGTAAGAAGCAAGAAGGCGCAGAAATGCTTGTTACTACGCTTGCGCGCATTAAAGCTACCGGGGACGCCAGCAGCAGGCAGATTGTAGCTCTGCAGATGGCAGGTATCAATCTGGATAACGTCTTCGGGTCGCTGGGTATGACCGGCGAAGAAGCAATGAAAGCATTGGATGACGGGACGCTGGACGCACAAGACGCTATTCAAGCTTTGACGGACTACTTACATCAATTTGATGGATCTATGGCCAAATCTAAGCAGAACATCGTCGATCAATGGGGCGATGTTACGGGAAACATCAATGCTGCTTGCGGAGAAATCGGTGCAGCTATTCTTGATGCATTTCAGCAGTCGGGAATAGTACAAGAGCTTATTGACATTACGCAGGATCTCGTGGATTTCATTCGCGGCGACGGTCTCGGCGTGTTCTCACTGTTAGGCGATGTGGCTGGCGTTGTTTTATGGGGGATCGATGCTGTACTATCGGTAATAAAAACTGCCATAGAGGCTATCTATGTCGTTATATTTAACTTAGCGATGGGATTTAGCGAAGTCGGCTCAGAAATTGTCGATTCATTGCGACCGGTCATAGATGTACTTAAAGAAATTTACGATTTCGCAGTTGAAGTGTTGAGCATTTTAGGTAGGATCGCCAGTGCGGCAGCATCAGGCATCCACCGCCAATATGAAATAGCTGTAGCGGGCGGCGTTAATAATGAAGAAGAGGAAGCCGCTTTGGCTAACGCGACGCACGGTTTAGTGCGTGAGTCGCAGAGGTTCAATTCTGCTGGAAGCTCCGCTAAAAAGTCAGGAGGCGGAGGGGGCTCTCATGGCGGCGGATCAGCTGTAAAAAAGCTGTCCGAAGAGGAAAAAGCTGTGGAAGCGCTGATTAAAAAGTACGCCGATGCAGATAAGCAAAAGTGGGCACTGGCTAAATCAGCAGTAGAACTCGCGCAGGTCAGCGTCAAGATGATGACGAAAGAAGAGCAGAAGACAGAAGGTCTGCAAGTAACGCTGCAGGGGCTCAAAAATGCGCATGATCAGTTAATCGAAGGATATACGAATGAGCTCAAGCTCGCGCAGAAAATTACCGACGCATCTACGCGTGATAAGACGATTAAAGCTATTAACGACCAGATAGACGCGGAAAACAGTTTATACGCGGCCAAAGTAAGAGCGGCGCAGTTTGATTTAGCGTTAAAAAACAACGAAGAGAATACAAAAAATCTGGTAGACAAAATACTTGGTGATCCCGATAGTACGAAGTATAAAATAGATCAGCTCAAGAAGACACTGGAAGAAAACTTGAAAGATCTTGATACAGTCGTCTCTAATCCGGACGAAGCAGATGCTTTAACCGGAGTAGCTAAGCTCCTACAGATGACCCCTGATGCACTGGCAGAAGAGCTAACAGCAAAAGGAGAGACGCTGCAGTCGTTTGTTGATCAGTACAAAGCGGCTTTAGCAGAAGCCGCCGATGCTGAAATTCAGCAGCTGACCACGGCGCAGCAGTGGCACGATAAAATCGTTGGTTATATGAATGATGTCGGTAAAAGCATGGGCAGCGCCATGTCTGATTTTATTACCGGCGCAAAGTCGGGAAAGGAAGCGCTGGCCGATTTTGCTAAGAACATTATTAACACTGCGGTATCGATACTGACCGAATGGCTCGGCGTGTTTGCGATTTATTCTGCATTCCCGACGTTGGCGAGCGGCATGACGCCTGCTGATATGGCTAATAAAACGGTATTTGGTATTACGAAGAAAGCGGCAGGCGGATACATTACCGGCCCGGGTACGGGTACCAGCGACTCTATTCCGGCCATGCTGTCCAAAGGTGAATACGTTATCCGCTCGGCTGCAGTAGACCGCATAGGCGTCGGGATGTTAAACGCTATTAACGCCGGCGCTACTCCGGAATTTTCGGATGGTGGCGGAGTAGATGATAATGCGGGTGGTGATGTAAATCTATCTGTGTCAGCTATGGACGCGAAGTCTTTCATGGACTTTTTAAACCGCGGAGGACTCAAGCAAATTAAGCAGGCGCTGCATGAAAACAATCGCAATTTTGCAGTAAATAGCGGGGTGTGGTAAATGATTTTAAAAAAGTTTCCTGATATACGAAAAGCGGCATGGAACTCTTCTAAAAAAGAAACTTGGAATACAACAGTAAAGAAAACGGGATCCGGCCGAAGGCGGGCTATGACGAATCAGTTGTACCCGGACTGGACA